ATACGAGAATTTAGGACTGATCTGTGGCAAGTGTGGCGAGGTTATGTACGAGTAGCTTAAACAAGGTTTAAACAGTTAATTATTATCAACAAAATAGGAGTATACGATGAGTATATCTACGATAGCAGAGACAGCTAATAGTCTACTAGAATTTCCATGTTCAAAGGAAGAACTTACTGACATGGAGCGTAAAACACTCAAGCAGTTAGGCATATCATTAGGTCAACGTGCCAGTCGAATGACTGATGCGGATTTGATTGACATGTGGAACAGTTTTGATCTATCCAAACATCAACCAGACAATCCACAACCCGAAGGGAATGGTGAAGGTTTTGGTGAAGGTGATACCGAAGGTGAAGGCGAAGGAAACGGAACTGGAACACCTCTTGATGGAACTGAGGGCGAGGGTGAAGGTGAGGGTGAAGGCGAAGGCGAGGGTGAAGGCTCTCAACCGAAACCTAGCTTTGAACCGGCTAATCCAATGGAGTCTGAACTTGCAGATCTTATCCGAAGAGTGCATATGGATATACAGCATGAGGACAGCATGGATACCGACAAAGTGCAATCTATGATTGATGAGCAATCGAAGAAAACAATCTCAGGTATAACTACGTTAATGAAAAAACACGTAAAAAATCGTCAGCCGGTGAAGATTGAGGTTAAAACACCAACGAAAAAGATTATACCAGAAGGTATAGTCCACAAGGATTTGCCTAAAATATTAAAGGCTCTCATAAGAGGTGCAAAGGTTATGATTGTTGGCGGTGCGGGAAGTGGTAAAACATTCATGGCTCAACAGATGCATAAGATACTGGCGGAAACATTCGAGCAAGAAGATTATGTGTTCGGTATGTCTGGTGCTATGTATCAAGCACATGAGGTCAGAGGATATATGGATGCTACTGGCAACTACGTTGAATCGTCCTTTGTAAGATGTTTTAGGGATGGCGGTTTATTCCTCTTCGATGAAATCGATGGCTCGAATCCACAAGCACTTGTGGCTCTCAACGCATCGTTAGAGAATGAAATTGCAGACTTTCCTTGCGGAGTAGTCCAACGTCATAAGAACTTCCGTATGATTGCTTGTGCTAACACTTACGGAAAAGGTGCAGACAGAGAATACGTAGGAAGGAATCAACTGGATGGTGCGACGCTTGATAGGTTCAAACCTATAATTGATGTTGACTACGATGAAAACCTTGAGTTAGCAATAACCCCTAATGAAAACTTTACGAAGGTAGTGCAAATGCTACGTCATGCAAAGGATTCAATGAAGATAAGGCACATCATATCACCTAGAGCAAGCATATCCGGTGGTGGTGCAATCAATGATGGTGTCAACTTTAACGAAGTTATTAATGAGTATGTACTGAGTGGCTTAGATAAAGACACATGCAGAAGAATAATCGAGGAGTCTGGTGGTATTAGTAGACTAAAAGATACCCTTGAAGGTAAAACAGAACGTTTAAACGAGGAGAATAAATAATGACTAAATCTAAAAAGTACATAGTAAGCGAAGTTTACGAAAGCTTTGACGAACTTTTAAATAAAGTTATTGATGATGACCTACCAGTATGGGATGGCTATAAATCAAGTGTTAGTAAAGAAAGAAAAGATCACTCATGGTCATATGGTGCAAGCTTAGAAGATGCAGTAGAAATGGGATTGAATGGATGGAAGGAAGGCAGAGATAATATGTCTGATAATCTAGAACTTGCCAATAGGTCAACGAAGTTTGAACGTCTACCAGACTATGAGTATGACGTTGCCGGAAGTATGCCAAACATACCTTTGTATGTAGCCGGTTCACCTACTCATATGATGTCCTCACTAGGCAATGAAAAATCCTCTAAGAAAACAATAGAGATCTTGGTAAATGTCGGTGCATCTTGTGGCACAGATGCTGATAAAATAATGTGGCGAGGTGCATCAATATTATCCCTTGTCGATAAGCTTGAAGATCAAGGAATATCATGTGAACTTACTGCTTGCGACTATGCTCATGGCAACAATGGTGCTAAAAGATACGTACAGTTTATGATCAAACGTGCCGGACAACCTATGGATATAGATAGATGTGCATTTATTCTGACTCATCCGGCTCTACTTAGAAAAATCCTCTTTAGGAATCTTGAAAAGGATATGGGCGCTCAAGACTCTTATCAAAAACATGGATATGGCAGAGTGAGAGATCTTCCGATACATATGAGAACTGGAAAGGTTTACTTCCCTAGTGTAAACAGGATGATGCCGATTTCTATTGAGCATGGTGTTCAAATGTCTGTTGATGCTTATGAAGAACAAGCCAATGGAAAAGATTGGGATGGAAGCATTATCAGGGATTAAAGGAAAGATATTAATATTTTTAACTACCTGAACGTTAGTGAAGGTAGTAAAAATAATAAACAATAAGGAAAAATTATGAGAACAGAAAATTCACATGAGAAAAGGCAAATCCAATGGAATAAATTGCTTGATGATCTTAGGGAATCAGGCGAAATGAATATGTTTGGTGCGGTTGGTTATCTAGTTGATAACTATGGTCTCGAAAGATCAGATGCATCACACATCTTTACAGAGTGGACAAAGACCTATTCGTAGGTCTTTTCCAAATGTTTAAACAGTTAATGCACCAAAGGTGCAAGGGGTAAGAAATGAAAAGAATAACAATTGATTTTGACATGACCAAATTTGACAAACATGATGATATGCGAATTTTGGAAGATGCATTGCGTGTCGTAATGAATCAGGATGCACACGACCAATTCACGTTAGATCAAGCGTTGGAAATCATAGCTGTAAGGGTGGATGATGATGGGGTTTGTGTTTACGAAACAGATATAAATAGTGGTGCAAGGAAATGACAAACAATGATAGTAGTTAATGTTAATGCACCAAAGGTGCAAGGAGTGAGCAATGAGTAAAGAAAATAAATTAGATCAATGGGATAAATCAGAAAGGTGTAGGGATGAAATAATAATTGAATATGATGCCATTAAAGGATTTGGTGACAACGATATTTGGGCAGAAAAAAAGGTACAGATGGCATTAGCTATTGTGCTTGAACAAGATGCACACGACCAATTCACGTTAGATCAAGCGTTGGAAATCATAAAGATTAGGGTGGGTGGTTTTAACATTACTTCGGCTCACGATTTGACTCCTTTAAGCTGTCAATCAACAGTTGTAGCGATGGAAGAGGATTTTCAAATTCTAGTAGGAATAAACAAAGAACTCGAAGATAAGATTAAAGAACTTGAAGATAAGATTATTAATGCACCAAAGGTGCAAGGAGTGAGCCATGAGTAAAGAAGATAACGTTGCGATGCGAAAAGCATTGGAAAACATACCTGTTGGCATGGGTACAGATGATGATTATGCAACTCTTAACGGAAATTTATGCATATATCAAATAAAAAAGAACCGCATGTCTAATCCTACCTCTTGGAGCATAGGTGCAGATGCTTTAGAAGAACAAGCGAGAGCAGAAATGAGAGAAAATGATGCTTACATGAAAGAATTTGAAGAACTGGAAAGTGATCTTGAAAAACTGATCGATGCATTGAACTATGAGCCTACTAAGTATGAAGAAGATAATACGTGGTACTGGAATGAAACAATTAAAGATTTGAACGTTTAAACAGTCAATGCATATTCTAAATATGGGTTGACTATTTGAAAGTAAAGAGTAGAATGGGAATTATCCCAATTAATAAAAGGAAAAAAAATGTCTAAAAAAGAAGATAAAAAAAGAGAAGAATTCATAAAAGCCATAGCGAAGGATTTGCCAGAAGATATTAATGAACAAGAATTCATGCAAGCCATAGCTGAAAAACTAGGTGATCACATGAACATTAATACAGATTATGACATGAATGATGATGAAGATTTTGATAAGTCATTTGCAATGTTTGAAACCCTGTCAAAAACTATGACTGCCTTTGTGAATACAGCCATGTACCATTACACCTCTCCAGAGGAAGGCGAAGGAACACATCCGGAGCAAGTATTACATACGTTTTTAAATGCTGTACTGGTGCAGATATTCATAAGATCACCAGATGATGAAATTGCAAAGGAAATAATAACTGACCTTACAGATCAGTTAGATACAACAGCCAAACTTGCAAATAGCCTTAAAAAACAAGGCTCTATTCAAAGCATAGACTCAGACAAATACAGAGCAAAGATGGAAGAATTGGAGCGCAATGGTAACAACATTGAAATGGAAGATATTGTAACTGATGAATTAACTAAGGGCGAAACAATACATTAATATTTTTTTACTACTGAACTTTAGTGAAGTAGTTAAAAAATAATTAATAATATAAGGAAAAATTATGGAAGAAATAGCAAGAAGTGAGCCTATCGGTATGACCTCTCGTACTTTTAAATGCGTGGTAGAGATAACCAAACAATACGAAGTTAGGTTTTATGGCAAAGATAGAGAGTGTGCTACCCGACAGGCAAAAGAATTGAGTGAAAAGGAAATAACCGATAACAAGTGTTTGCTTGTGAATAAATCGGTCATTGATTGTGCGGAGTATTAATCATGATTAGACTATATGAAACATTGGTATACATAGCCGGAATATCCGCTTTGTCTATTGCCTACATATTTTCATCCCCCTTGCCGGTAATAAAGATATTGTTATATCTGTCGGCACTTGCACTATTGTTTTGTGCTTTGATGCTCACCATTGAGAGAAGAAGGGCAACGTTTAAACGGAGAACGAAATGAGTAAGAACATACTAAAAATTTACAACGTAAAGAACCTTGTCAACAATGACATTCCATATGCTACAGAGCATAGCGAAGAAACCATTAAGCTTGACAGACAGCCTACGCTTGAAGAAATGCAAGAATGGGTAGGTGGTCGTATAGAACTCATCAGAGTAATACATGAAGGAAGGGAGTGCCATGCAATCATCAATGAAGATGGCAAGATTGATGGCTTACCTTTTAACTTAAACGCTACAGTTAGATACCATGCTTGGCTAACAAAACAAGAATACTTGTTAGATGATGTAATCGTGGGAAATTGTGTAGTGCTAACTAATTTTGATTTGGAGTAAAAATATGAATGAAGAAATAAAAATAAAAATTGAAAAGAATATACCTGTCCTTAATCCTAGAACTGGTACTGGTCTTTGTATTGCGGTCAGAAATGCTATCTCAGAAATGGAAGTAGGAGACTCTTTTATTGTGCCGGAAGTATGGACAAGTTCAAGGCAATCGGACAAATCTAAAAGAGCAGTAAATGCCTTAGTTTACAAGCAATTCAGAGACTTCGGATGGACAGCTACATGTAGAATAAATGAAAATAATGAATTTAGATGTTGGAGAACAAAATGAATGGTGAAGATTTAAAAACGAGTATGTCTTTAAGCTTAGACTTTAAAGATGACCAAACAATAGAAGTACGTGCCATAGATTATGATACGAACTCTATCAATCAAGTGTCTTTTGTAGAAATGAAGGGTGCAATAGCACACAACGTAGTTATGAAAACACTAACTGAATTTGCTAAAAGATTAGCGAATACAAACGGGATTCCCGCGAGGTTTGAAGATGTTTAAACGCTCAAGGAATCCCACAACTTTAAACAACAACAACAAAAAGGAGAATAATTATGGGCGCTGATTTATACATAGAAGGTGCTATAAAAAGTTTACATGAAGAACTAAATCCTCTCTTCGAGGATGCAGTACATGTAAGAAACAAGATAGAAGATAAAGATTCAAAAGAATACAAAGATGCGAGCGATAAAGTGCATAGCATATATAACGACATGTATCCTACTGATCTGTATTTCAGAGACAGTTATAACAGCAGTAGTCTTATGTGGTCTTTAGGTATTTCTTGGTGGAAAGATGTGATACCTATGCTTGATGATGAAAGCATGTTATCAACAGAGAAGGCACAAGATCTTATTAAGATGATTGAAGATTCTGAAATCAAGCTTACTGATGAGCAAGAAGAAAGGTCTGATCTGGATAGTGAATATTTTGAGAATCAAAAAGTAGGACTAATTAAATTCTTAAAAACAGCAGTAGAAAATAAATCATCTATTGAGTGTTCGCTTTAGTCAACGATTGACCAACAATAGTTGACATGATAAGATTCACAAATGCCTAGAAGAAATAGAAAACCATACTGGTTTGATACTGCCCTTTCCATGAGGAAGGGCGGTAAGACCTTAAAAGATATTTCTAGTGCATTAGATCATCCTCTATCTACGATACGCTATCAACTTTCAATCAATCTTAATCCAGAAGAGTACGATAGGTATTGTAAAGAGCCTAGTACACCGGATGGGAAAAGAAGAACAAAAAAGATTCTAGAATTAAATGGTTCTGGATTTAATGGAAACGAAATTGCACAAATGGTGGGTGTTTCTCGCCAGTATGTGTATAAACTTTTGCGATTAAAGAAAGAGCAAGAGGAACAAGAACTTAATTACATGGTAAACAAAACTTTACTACGTGAGAAAGGACTCGCTAAATAAAACCAACGGCTGAAAAAAAGGAGACATTAATATGTTTAAACGCTTTATAAATTTGAAATTCCAACCCATAACAAATTTTTATAATTGGCTTTTCGTAACTGATGAAAAGAAACCCAACATAAAGATAAAAGAAAGAACAATCAATCTTAAACCCTCTGTGGTTATCAACAAATCAATCCCAAAAAGGGCAAGAACAATCAAGGGAAGATATGTCGCTGATGACAAATCAACCAAGAACATCAATGAGGCTTGGGTGGGTGGTAAAAAACCTACAAACAAATCCAACAAAAAGTAATCACCTAATCTGGTAGCCATCCATCTGCATCTTCTGTGGATGGATAACCCCATGATTTTCCATACCTTCCAGAAATATAGTCGTATTCAAGATCAACCACACCAATCTGTCCGGACTGTTTAAACCGCATCTTCTTCGTATGTATTCTTACTTCTTTACTTCCCTGTGTGAAATCACGCTCCACTATTAAAATCACATCTGCTTTATTCGCAAAGTTTGCACTACCGGCAATATCATAAGGCTCAACCATTGGAAATGAACCATCATGCGATCTTCTCATTTTTGCCGGATGAGCGACAAAGAAAACATGCACACCAAAATTCTGTGCGAATCTACGTAATTTGCTCATCATCTGAGAGACATATTCTGTCTCAGTCATACCAGTAGGTCTTTTGTGATCAAATTCATTATACGGATCTAAAATTACAGCGTTTACTCCGTACCTTAGAACACTAGAGATCAATGCCTGTATGCACCAATCAATCGTGGGCGATTCATCTTCCGCGCGTACAAAAAAGAAATGTTGTGCCAACCAATCGTAAGCATCCAATAATTCTTCTTCTTCCATTTGTTTTACCCAAGTATCTTTTCGTGCCGGCTTCCCAACATATTTTTCTGCAAGCTTGTTTAAATGCTCTGATACAGGATTCTCGAAGGAACAAATCGCAAACTTATAATCGTGATCCTTCGCCATGTTGACTGCGATAGCATCTATAAATTCTGATTTTCCACAGTTCGGTACTCCGCTACATATGGTAACTTCTTGAGGGCGCACTAAAAATATTTCATCCATCCCATCTATGCCTGTACTCAATCCTTTTCTCAATCCACCTCTAAATAATTGCAATCCTTCTTCCATAAATGGATTCGCGGTGTATAAAGATTTAATAGGATATGGCTCTGCACTTTCATAACATTGCACTAGGGCATCTTTTGAATTCATCCATACCTCGTTTGCATCTTTATATCCATCTGGATAGGCAATTATGAAACATCTTTCTCTACCCACGCGCCTAGCAATTTCCTCTCTGCATTGAATTCCGGCATCATCTGCGTCTAAAGCTAGATATATCTTCTTGTATTTACCTATATCAAAACTCGTCAACCAATCCATCTTGCGATCACTCGCACCATCTGGAATAGAAATGACATTCTTGGTGATGTCCGGACAGATTTTCCAAGTAATTGCATCCATCTCACCCTCGCAGATCAACAGCATCTCATCTTCTTCAGCGTTTAAACAATCTAATAAATACGGGAAACGCTCGCAGTCTGGAAGTTGTGCGTATTTTTTATCTGCGGTTCTGAACTTGATATTGGTTGGTACGCCATCAGCGTTTTTGTAAACAAAGGCAATGCAGTCTTGGCGTTTGTTGTCAACAAAATGTGAGGCAATTCCGACTCCGTGTTCTTCTGCTATGTTTAAACTTAATCCCCTTTCTTCAAAAAACTTCTCTCCCCACGTACCTTTTATGCTTTTTGTGTTGGGTATTATTGGTGGCTTTTTGGGTGTAGCTTTTCTTATAGTGGGTGGACGTTTCAAGCTTTCACTCCAAACATTTCCATCCCATTGACAATGATGACAGCGCCATCTTGCTCCTTTACCATCTATATTTACACTCAGACATGGATCTCTGCTGTTTTTACGATCTGGAGAGCATTGAGGGCAAATTGTTTTTTGTTGCCCTTCATCATAGTTTCTTAGGTTTATTCCTTCATCATTTAATTGTTGGAAAACCGGCTTGGTTATTCTTGCTAATTGTTCCATTATGGCATCCTCTTAAATATTGGATTGCCAGTAGAATCTATTTTTCTTCCGCTTTCATCTTCTTTGTTTTCGTGCGCAAATTTTGCATCAATTTTTACTAAGTAATGTACTGTTGATATGTACCATTTTGATCTTGCCTTATCGTCAGCTTCTTGTGTTAGCCAAGTATCTCTAGCCATTAATACTGCTTCAAGGTTTGGTATGTTCTTAAAAGTCTTTCGCCATTGCTCAAGATTATTTTTAGTCAGCTTTACGACCTTTCCCTCGTAAGCGTAGTTTTTTACTAATTCCATATATATCTCCTATTTGTTGTTGATTATGAT